AAATAGAGATAACTCTGAACTTGTTAAAAAGTTTAAGAGATAAAATAAGGAATAAATAAATGGCTTACATTCTTGATAAGAAAATAGTAAAAGATACCGAAGAGTTTTCGAACTCTGCGTATGGAATTACTTTGCCTGTCATGACTGGTAATAATGGAATGTTTAATCAGGCATTTTCATCATTAGAACAAGCAAAAAGTAATTTAAAGAATTTACTATTAACAAATAAGGGTGAACGAATTTTACAACCAAATTTTGGAACAAATCTTAGAGAATTGTTATTTGAACAACTAACCGATGGTGTGTTGGAAGAAAAACTTGAAACAGTAATAACAGATAGTATTAATTTTTGGTTACCTTATATTGATGTAGAAGAAATAGAAGTAGATATGAGTGATGAGATGAAGGATACGAATACTGCTGGAATTCGGTTAAAGTTTTCAGTAGGTGGTCAATTTGAATCACAGGATTTAACATTTACGGTAAAGGGATAATATAGATGGCACTAAATAGTATAACAAAAAAATCGAACCAAGGTAGGAATATAAAATACCTAAATAAAGATTTCTCTGGATTCAGAGAAAATCTAATTGAGTATGCAAAAACATATTTCCCACAAACCTATTCTGATTTTAACGAATCTTCTCCTGGAATGATGTTCATAGAAATGGCATCCTATGTGGGTGATGTTCTTTCATATTATACCGATGATACATTAAAGGAATCTATGATGTTGTATTCAGAAGACAAGGCAAATGTAATTGCACTTGCTGAGTATCTTGGATATAAACCAAAAGTAACATCTCCTTCAATTGTAAGACTTGCGGTATATCAAACAGTACCATCAACTGGAACTGGAAGTGATGTTGGACCTGATTTAGATTATTTATTAAGAATAAAAGAAGGTATGGTTGTAGTATCATCAACTACTGGAACACAATTTAGAACAACAGAACTACTTGATTTTTCAATTGAAGATGAAAGAGAAATTTCAATATACGAAAGTTCAGCAGGAACACCAACTTCATACTTAATAAAAAAATATGTAAATGCTATATCGGCTGAATTAAAAACAATTACTTATGATTTTGGTAATTCTCCAAAACAATTTTCTAAAATACAAATTGGTGATAGTAATGTAATTGATATTTACGATGTAAGAGATTCAAATGGTAACAAATGGTATCAAGTACCGTATTTAGCACAAGAAATGATATACGTTGATTACGCTAACTCAGAACAAAATGATAAAGATTTATATCAATTTAAAGATTCTGTACCTAATGTTCTTAAGTTAATAAAAACATCAAGAAGATTTACAACAAAAGTAAATGAGGATAACACAACAACAATCGTTTTTGGTGGAGGAAACTCAACATCATCCGATGAAACTCTAATACCTAACTTTAAAAATGTAGGATTGGGATTAAATTCTTCTATCAATAAATTAGGAGAATCATTTGACCCATCAAACTTTCTAAAAACAAAATCATATGGACAGGCTCCAACTGGAGAATTTACTGTTTCATATTTAGTAGGTGGAGGTGTTACTTCAAATGTTGGAGTTGGTGAATTAAACAATCTTGAAACAATTGAATTCGATGAAGATGGTACATCTTTCCAACAAAGTGAATTAGCTCTATATAACGTATCCAAGAGGTCAGTAGCTTGTGATAATGAAGAAACTGGAACTGGTGGTAAGGGTGCAGATACGATTGAGGAAATTAGAGAAAATGCATTAGCAAACTTTGGTTCACAAAATAGAGCGGTAACTCGTAAGGATTACCAAGTAAGAGCATTATCATTACCTCCAAAGTACGGTGGTGTAGCGAAAGCATATTGTGCACCTGATGGTGAGTTGGATAATAATTCTCCTTCTTCTATTTTGAATAATCCAGATTCACTTGAAGAATTTACAGGGTTAATTAAATCATTAGGAGATTCTAAAAGAACAGAACAAGAAATAAAAGATGAAGTATCTAGGTTCTTAAGTGGTAAGAAGAATAGTGTAAATGAAAAAAATAATCCATTTGCAATTAATTTATATATACTTGGATATAATTCAAATAAAAATATATCAACACTTAATCAAGCAGTTAAAGAAAATCTAAAAACATATATTAGTGAATATAGATTATTAACGGATGGTGTTAATTTAATAGATGGATATGTTATTAACATTGGAATTGATTTTGAAATCAGAGTTTATGGTGGATATAATAAACGAGAAGTGTTAACCAAAGTACAAACTACATTGGCAAGATATTTCAATATAGATGATTGGACATTTAATATGGCAATTAATATATCTGAAATAGAATTATTAATAGCAGGTGTTGAAGGAGTTCAATCCGTACCAAAATGTGAGATAGTAAATAAATGTTTAGGAAGTTACTCATCACATTCATATAATATATCAGATGCAACTAAAGGTAAAATGGTTTATCCATCTTTAGACCCATCGATATTTGAAGTTAAGTTTCCTAACAAAGATATAAAAGGGAGGGTTGTATAATGTTTTATTTCGTAACCGCATCAAAGGATGCAACAATTTACTTACAACAACCTACCCAGAATACGGGTAGGGATGAGATATTAGAAATATCTAAAACGTACTATGGTAATTTAAAGGATATTTCTCATTCTTTAATTCAATTTAATACAAGTGAAATATCTGCTTCAAACGCAAGTGGAGATATTTCTGTACATTCTGCAGAGTTGCAACTCACAGAATGTGATTCAATTGAAATACCTTCTGATTATACATTATACGCTTATCCAGTTTCTCAATCATGGGATGTTGGTATTGGTACTAGATTTGATAAAATATCAACCGATGCTTGTACTTGGAACAAAAGAACAACTGCAGATAATTGGTTAATTGGTTCAGCTTCATTAGAAAGTTCAGGTTCATTTAATGGTAAGGGAGGAATGTGGCTAACGGGTTCATCAGCAACTCAGACATTTTCATATTCATCAACTGATATATCAATGAACGTATTAAGTGCAATTCAATCTTGGGTATCTGGTTCAATCCCTAATAACGGATTAATAATAAAACATGATTCAGTATTAGAAAATGATACTACTGATTATGGACAATTAAAATTCTTTTCAAAAGAAACAAATACAATTTACCAACCTAAACTAAGAATTGGTTGGGATGATTCTGCTTATACAACAGGTTCTCTTACAGAACTTACATCGGATGATATCCATGTAACGTTTAAAAGATTAAAAACTTCGTATAAGAGGGGAAGTAAACCTACAATCAGAGTTTTTGCAAGAGAAAAATATCCTCTTAAAACTTACACCAACTCATATTCTTATACTGATGTTAAATATTTACCAACAACTGCATATTACCAAATTAAAGATGTAGTAACTGGAGAGGTTGTAGTTCCATTCCATGATAACTATACTAAAATTAGTTGTGATGCAAACGGACACTTCTTCAAATTAAATTTAACAAATTGGGAAATCAATAGAGATTATTATATTGAAACAAAAATAAATAGAAATGGTGTGGTTGAATACTTTGAAGATAAAGATTTGACTTTCACAGTAGAAATGTAAAATGGGGTTATCAGATAAATTTCGAATTAACGAATTAGCCAATAAAGGCTCTAAAGTAATCAGACGAGAAGATTCGTCTGGTACACTTCTTGTGCGAAAAAAAGACAACAAACAAGTAGCTCCTTCTAAAAAAGATAAACCATTCGTTCCATTTGGCCAAAAACCAATCAAAGGAAAACAAATTTCCCCAAAATATAAATCAGATTGGGTAGATACTGATGAGTTTAATACTATTCCTGATGGTCAAGAATCCTTTGCTGGTGAAACTTCGGGGTATTTAGAAAAACCTAAATATAATGAAGAAGAATTACAGAAAGCTATAGATGTAAAAGTTGATGAGTTAATAAAAAAACAAAAAGCAAACAAAGGCCCGTATATTCTTCTAAAAAAATATAATAAACTTTTAGATAATTTTAATAAGAAGATATCTGAGTTAGAAGATTTAAGAATACAATTAGAAAACCAGATATCAAAGAACGAAGAGTTACAAAG